GTATGACCTCCAACATAATCATCATTTAAGTAAAGAAACGCTGCAAGCACATTTGGGCTATACATTTCAGACTTATCATAATGAGGTTTCATAAATGTGCCAGTGGGCCATCTTATAACACCACAATAATCCAACTGTATATTATTATGAAATGACTTACAAATTTTAGTTACTTTTCCAATAACACCAGCAAATAGTTCATCCTTTGATAGTTTAATATCCACAGGTTTCACATCTCCACCAAGATAAATCGCACCATAATCACCATCTATTTCTGGTATATCTGGAGAATAACTCAAACTCTCATTAGAATTTGAATGTGTTACCGCCTCTAAAAAAGTATTGTTTTCTTCGATGTGAAGATCAATAAAAGGTTTACATAAGGTAGGATTTAAAAAATCCTCTTCAACATAAAGTAATTTTTTCATTTTCTATTATACCATATATTAAGAGCAAATCTCTCTGTTCCCTCAATTTTAGTAACGTGGTGTTTGTAAATTGAATTAGAAAAAACAAGCAATTTCCCTGTCTCTGGTTTAATTTCAGACTCTTCAAATCCAGTATGACCTCCAGTATAATCATCATTCAAATAAAGAACTGCTGCAAACAAATCTGGTTCTTGATCAGGTCTATGTGGATCGATATGAGGTTTCATAAATGTGCCAACAGGCCATCTCACTACACCCGCATAATCTACGATCACTCTATCATCAAAAGTTTTACATAGATTTGTTACCTTATCAACTACATTATTTTTATCTTTATCAAAATAAATTCCATCAAGAGTTGTAAGATATGTATTACCACCCCTACTCTCATCACCATAAGGAATCTCTTCTTTATTTGATCTAGAAAATTCTATTAGTTTTTGACATTCACTAGGAGATATAAAATTCTCCTCAATATAAATTAATTTTTTCAAATCGTTATGGTATTTCTCTTAGTTCGATACTCTGGATCATTATAGTTTGGGTTCTCTGGTGCTGTATCTGGATTGAAGTTTGGATCAGGATAATCTTTCCAACTCTCACCCTCATACTCAACATACAGTGGATTTACATCCTTCCTTGCTGCATATACATGATAGAAACAATTCACAGGCATCCCACCTTGTGCTTGTAGGTAAATAAATTCCTCATCCCATCTTTTTACAATTACGTCTTGATGTGCACCAATTGGTTGCAACTGAACAGAGATACTCTCAACATCCACAAGATCTTTCCAGTAATCAGGTAACTTTATAATCTTCTCACCTCTAACTCTTCCTCTATGATATACACCAACTTCTGGGCCTTCAATACAAGCATATCTAAGTCTCCACCCCTCTTTGCTTGGATGTTTAATATCAAATGGTTTTGGTTTACCATCAGCAGCACCAAATCTCGCAGCAAGTCTACCTTTATTACCACCATCAATTGATCCACTAACATAAAGATCTCCAGATACAAAGAGAGAGTTGACAGATGAACCACCTGTCACATAAAGACCATTAGGAGTTCCACCATCACCTCTAATATCAACATTACCACTAGTTTCTAAAGCTTTAGATGTTCCTTTAGTATCCTCTCTACCAACCATTAAAGTTGCTGAAGCAGATGAAAACGCATCTGGTTTTCCAATTTGAGTATTACCTTGAATATATGCAGAGTGATCAATTTTCTGCTCTCCTGTTCCCAATGCTTTAGGAACTATTTTTTTAGCAGCAACTATAAGTTGCCCACCATATGTGAATAATTCGTCGAATGCAAATGCCATATTAGATACTCCTTGAGTCTGTTTCTGCTGGTTCTGGTAATTTATCTTTCGT